CGCACTTGCTAACATGCTCGTGAAGATGTTAAACAAGATTGCCGAAAAGGCACCTAGCATTATCGCCGCGTTTAGCAAGATGATTGTTAACTCGCTGAATGCTATCACTAAACAAATGCCTAAGTTTATCAAGGCCGGGGCCGACTTTATTGTTTCAATCCTTGAGGGGATTGCCAGAAACATTGGCAAAATCATCGACGCGGCTGTTGATGTAATTGTTAAGTTTATCGGCGGTATCGCCCGCAACCTCAGCAAGATTATTAACGCCGGTATTGACTTGATTGGCAAGTTTATCGACGGTTTAGTTAAGGCTATTCCTAAGATTGTTGATATTGCCGTGCGTGCAGTTATGAAATTCGTTTACGGGGTTGGTTATGCGATCGGTAAGGTTATGGGGTCAGGTCGCGAGTTAATGGATCAGTTCGTAAGCGGTATTAAGGACGGACTATCATCGGCGCGGTCGTCTGGTAAGTCAGCCGGTGACGCGGTTAAAGACGGGGTTTCATGGACTGACCTGTTTTTCAACGGTTCCAGTATCATGAGTAGTTTCTTGAACGGGTTAATGTCTGGCTGGCGTGGCGTTCAGTCGTTCGTTTCCGGTATTGCTGGCTGGATTCAGCGGCACAAGGGGCCTATTAGCTACGATAAGAAACTGTTGATTCCGGCTGGTAACGCCATTATGGACGGGTTAAACCGTGGGTTGATGGACAACTTCCGGACGGTAAAGGACAACGTTAGCGGTATGGCTGACGAGTTGCAAATGTCAATTGCCAGCGTGGCTAAGGACATGGAAATCGGCAACCAGACGCTTAACGGCGCAAGTTTCGACGGTTCTAACCTCGACCAGTCAATCGACAATAGCCAGATTATGCAGTCACAAATCTACGTCCACAACGAGCTTGTAGGCGATAAGATTAAGACAATCGTAAACGAGGGCAACGCCCAGCAAGCAATTGACAACAAATACTTTATTCAATAGGAGGGGATTGGATTGGACTTATTAGTTGAAAGTAATGGCAAACGTGTTTACCTATCGCAATACAAGGTCTTAACGACCGAGTTCGAGGACGAGGCACCAGTTATCAAGTCAGACGACGAACAACTGCAATATCGTAACGGGGGTGTGCATTTCGGTGCGTGGCACGAATCCAAGTCGATCAGCTGGGCCGGATATTACCAAGCGGACAGCCCGGCAGAGGAAACGCATATTCGTGAGCAGATTTATGCACTGTTATCTAATCCGGACGGGATTTACGTTACTGAGTTGGCCGATGACGGTAGCATGTACCATTTCTCCCGCCCCGGCGAAACAACTGGCAACGCATTCGACCAAACGGTGCTATATCCGTCGCATAAGCGGTTCTTTGTGCAAGCTAGCGGGCTATCGGTAGACTTACAAGGCCGAGCCGGTGAAATATTGCTGTACAAGGTATCGTGCACGTTTAAGACGGTACTGCTACCATACGGCGAAAGCGTTCCACGCACCGAGGTCGCGGTTGACGGTGCGGTCAACTATCGCGGCACGGTCAAAAGCAATCAGCTCGAAAGCATGTTCGGTGTCCGGTTCGTAGCGGCCACGGCTGGAACTAATCTAGCCGTTAACGTAAACGGCACTCAATGGACGTATACGGGGACTGTGGCGTCCGGAGATACGTTCGATATATACGGATACGAATACACTAAAAACGGCGCCAGCGTCGTTTCAGCTACAAATAAAGCATATTTCACTTTACTACCGGGCGTTAGGAACTCGTTAACGGCGTCTATTTCTGGTACAATATCTATATTGAACATGCGGGACTTATACGCATGATATAGATAGGAGTGATGTACGTGATTGCGTTCAAAGATGTAAGCAACCATGAGTTACTTGCGGACGCTACCATAACCACTAAAAACGGCGTCAACGGTGAAAAGTCACTGTCTGGCGTCGTTTATTTTGGTGATGGCGTTAAGAACGGTCTGGCAAAAGGCTGGACACTGACTTTTAACAGCGAACAATACGTTGTTATGACGTTCAAACGCAACGACAGCGACAACACCGTTAGTTTTACCGCAATTGAAATGTTTTTCTACCGTTTCGGTTCGCTAAGTTTCTACGAAACATGGAACGGGTCACACACGTTCAAACAGTACCTCGACGCGCTATTTAAAGATACCGGATATATCTATACAAATTCGGCCCATGTCGCGGCGTTCACAAAAGAAAATTGGGGTATGAAAACAAAAATTGAACTTTTCAACGACATTATTAAGCAAGCCGGGGTTGAGTTCAAGGTATTAGGCAAGACGGTCGTTATCCAGCCGTCAATCGGATCAGACCTTGCCACCGTTGTACGGCTAGGGTTCAACCTGAAAGACGCTGAAATCGAGGAGGATAATAGCAGTTTCGCCACCTATGGCCGTGGTTATGGCGTGTATAGCGACCCGAACGATACCAGTTCTAGCCGGTTATCAGTCGAGTATTATAGCCCACTTTACGACCAGTATAAAGACAAGTTCGGTAAGATTGAGGCCGTCCCGGTTGACGACCAACGGTTCACGGTTGCGGCTAACTTGCTGGCCGAGGTTAAAAACCGCGTTGACAGTAGTTTCAGCGTTTCCCTAACGTTGAACCTCGTCGACTTGCAAAACGCTGGTTATCCATATGCGATGGCGCACCCCGGCGACACGATTACAGTCGTAGACGAAAAGCTGAATTATAGTAGCAAGGTGCGGATTACTGAGGTTAACAGCACCTACGCCATAAACGGCAACCGGGTCGGCATCACCGTCAGCGTCGGCGATAAGACGATGGCCAGCTCGTCCGGATCAAAAAACGCCAGCGTCATTGACACGATTGGCGAGGTTGTAAACGGAAACCGGCCGCTTGATGACGCGTGGTTTAGCGACCGTATGCTAGACGCGACCAACGCGATTCTAGACACGCAAACCGAGTTAAAATTCACTAGGCTAGGGATTATCGCCGTTGAAAAGAACAACAAAAATAACATGCTGATTCTTAATAGCTCAGGGATTGGTATTTCTAACGATGGCGGCCAAACGTTCCGCACGGCCATCACGGCAAACGCTATCGACGGTCAGGTTATCAACATTAAGAACCTGAATGCGGCTAACATTGTAGCCGGTAAAGTCAGCGGCAAAGATTTAAGTATCGACCTCGATACCGGTCAAGTACAGTTCGAACATGGATTGATTCAATCAACAGCCAACACGTTTAGCATTAACGTCGACACCGGTAAAGTCCTATTTACTCACGGCGAGTTAAAAGGTGATGGCTTAGACATTAACCTCGACACTGGGGCGGTACAGTTTACGTCAGGTTATATCCAAGGAAACACGTCTGGCGGTGTGATCCGGCTTGACATGGATAAAGCTTCGCTTGAAAGTGTCGACGAACGCAACGCCGGCTTCCTCACAACAGAGGGGAAAATGATATTTTATAGCGACTTTTGGGGGCAAACACGCCGCGAGTTCGGAAGAATCGAGCCAAGTGTGTTAGCCGAAGACGAAAACGCGCTAAAAATAAGTGGTACTAACGGCGTGTCGATTGGTTCGACCACTGGCTCGACGTCAAGCCCGGACTTTAAAAGCGCAAGAATTGCTATCGGTTCCGACTTGTTTAGTGATAAAGGCGATATTCAAGCTCAAGCGACCGGAAAAATAAAAATGATTAGTGGCGGTAACACCTTTTTGATGAAAGATGACGACATAAACATCGGAATACTCGGAGTTGGGAAGTCAAGTTTGGTTGCTAAAGAACTAATCATCTCTACTGCTTTTAACGGACAAACCGGGATTTATTCTGGTCACACGCTTATATTGTCCGGCCCGCAAGAAATTCAAATGACTGGTGATACCAGCATATTTGGCAATTTGGGGATAACCGGCAATAAGAACGCCATCACGCCGACCCGTGACGGAATCCGCGCCACACCGGCTTATGAAATGGCTGAAAGCTATTTCGGTGATATGGGAGAAACTGTAACTGGCGCTGATTGCCGTGTTAAAGTTCCGATTGATGTTATCTTCGGCGATATTGTTAACACAAACTACAAGTACCAAGTGTTTTTGCAATCGTATAGCGCGGCTCACGTATGGGTTGCCGAACGGCACGATGAGTATTTTGTCATCGAATCCGACCAGCCGAATGCGTCCGTTGCGTGGGAACTTAAAGCGCGGCGGCGCGGTCACGAAACGGAACGGCTGGAAATTTTTGATGGCGTTGAGCTAGCAGCGTTCGACGAAAAGCGCGACCCGTTAGCAAAACTTAAACAACAACAGGAGGATTAGGAAAATGACAGTAAGAACCTA